ACTTTGGGATCGGTCGTTGTCGATATGACTGCCGGGAATTCGATTTCTCCGGATTCTAGAGCCTCCCTGAGCCCTTGGCGCGCCACGTCGCCGCGATATACGACGCCATCGACCGCAAGGCCTGCGGCTTTGGCGTCTACCAGGAAATTCTGCAACTTTTCATTTTTTGCAAGCTGCGCCTCATATCCGGATTGCCCAAGTCTCTTTATGGTTTTCTCAGGCTCAAAAACGGCCGAGGTCATATCGTCGAAATCGGACATCGTATACCGCTTCACGACTTCCGTTTCTTCCGGTCGACTCTCGGCAAATACCTTCACCTTCGGTGCGTTATCCTTCGCCTGCTGCAGGGCCGACGAGACCTCCGATTCGCTGATCGGTCCTTTCGGCGCACGCGCAGCACTCTCGGCGGTGAGCGGCGATAGCGTCTCCGGAAGAGCCTCTATAGGATTGGCTGCCGCAGCAACCTCATCGAGCTTCTGCCGCAAAAGCTTCAACTCGCGCTCTGCCGCTCTAGCCTGGCTCATGGCGCCAGACACGCCCTGCTTTCGCAGAGACTTTACAAGCGCGTCACCATCAGCGAGTAGCTTCTCAACGTCAGGCGCTACGGTCGGGTTCGCCTCCATGATCGCGGCGGCCTTTTCACGAGCAGCGCCAATCTCCGCGCCAATATCGCGCCGCAGTTGCCCGATGTTGTCAGCAATGTCTTGAGGCTTGGTCGATGCCTCAAACACGGTCTTCCCGGCATTCGGGCCCTCCGCAATCTTGCGCTCGAGCAGCATCCCGGCGCTGGCGTCTTTCCAGCCCTCAGCGACTTCGCGAGACTGACCCTTGCCGACATTCTCGAAGTCGCGACCTAGCTGTTTACGGGCGAACCCAGTCGCCATGTCGGTAAGCTTTTCGCTGGTCGGAAGCTTCCCAAGAACGGCACCGCCGAGTTCTCCAGCAGCCCCGATCCCAGCGCCCAGGACACCGCCGAACAGCGCTCCTTGCCCCATGCCGGCTGCTAGAGCTTCGGTTGTGAGCGGGTCACCCTTGAGTGCAGAATCCGATAGCGTCTGTCCCGCGCCGAAGATAGCGCCCTCAGTCGCCCCAGAAGCCCCGAGGCTGATGGCCTTGGACGCAACCCGTCCAGCTAGCGAGCTACCGACACCAGCCGCCTCTAATCCTCCAGATGCCAGCCCACCGACAGCCTCACCGACCGCGCCGACTGCGCGCATTGGCGCCCCCAGCACCTTGCCAGCGGTAGCCAGTCCTGATCCGATACCAGCAGCCGCACTGCCAGCCTCAGCGCCCTCAGCTAGCGCTGCTCCACCACCAGTTAGCAACGCAGGAGCAACAATCCCAGCCACCTCGCCAGCGCCCGAGCTGATGGGGTTCTGTCGCTTAAGAGCTTCAAGTGAAGAAGCCGCCTCCTCGCCACCGATGGCTCGAGCCGCAACGTCTGACAGACCTAATGACGCCGCTCGTGCAGCGCCAGCACCGAAAGCCTTTGCCTCATTGCCGAAGCCCCTGCCGTAGACGCGCTTTTCATTGATGGCCGCCACTTCTTCGGGAGCCAACACCTTGACGCCCGGATGAGCAGCATCCTCGGGAGCGACCGTGATAAGCCGGCCCTCGCTCGAGCGCGCAAGTATCTTGGCTCCCTGCTGGAAGAACGCATTGCCGCTGGCGACTGCAGCTGGCACATCGCGCGGCGCGATCGCCTTGCCGTCGGCCGTGTAGGCTTGTGGCTGAATGAGGGGCACGTCAGCCATTATTCGGTAATCTCCTGCGCAGAGTCAGGCAGGTCGTTCTCGGTCTCGTCCGGGGCATCGCTGCCGCCGCTACCCTTGCCCGCCGGGGCTAGGAACTTCTTCTGATTGCGGATCTCATCCTCCATTTGGCGCTTCAGCTCATCGAGCTTCGCGGCAGCGGACGGGTTCCGGAAGAAAGCGGCCGGATTCCCGATCATTTCGTGCATCATGTCTTTGGTGGCCTGCTGGAATGTGGCCACGCCGATTGCATCGTGAGCCTTGAATGTCAGGCCGCCAGCGAGAGTCTTCGCGCGCTCCTCGTCCTCACTGCCCCACGTGCGCGAGCTCGCGTCTTTCGTTAGCTGTTGCAGGCGAGCGATATCCTCAATTGCACCGTGAGCGCTGCGAACAATCTTCTGTGATTGCGTCTTCTCTCTTGAGTTGCCGGCGAGACGCACAGATCCATCAGGGAATCGAACCGCTAGAGGAGAGGCGTCGGCAGACTTGAACGGTTTTCCGTTAACGTCCGTGTTGCCTTCGAGGTAATCGAGGCCCTTCTTTGCCTCAGCAGCCTTCTTGATGCGAGCGAACGGGTCATTCCCGCCACCGCCACCGGTCATAGAGAGCTTCGCGGTCACATGAGCGCCGGCCAATTGCTGAGCTTGCGCGGTCAACTGTTCGCGCTTGAGCTGGCTATCCTGTAGCGCTAACTGGGCCTGACCGAGAGCGTCTTGTGTGCCGATTTGCTCGGCGGTGTTTTTGACCAGCGCATCCTTCGCGGCAAGCGCCTGGAGCTGCAAATTAGTACGAGCAAGCTCGGGGCTGCCGTACGTTGCCAGCGCATCCTTGTAGGCGTTATTGGTAAGCGTCGCCTTATCCTTGGCCGCGCTGTAGGCTTGGATTTGGTCATTGGTCCAGCGGTCAATCATCTGGTTGACCATCTTATCGCCCTGATTTTCGCCACCCGTTCGGAGCGCAAGCTGTCCACCGAAAATCATGGCCACGCCAGCGGCGAGACGAACGCCGACGCCCTTGTCCTTCCAGAACTGGTCGACCTGTTTTGGCTTCGCGTTTGCTAGCTCATCTTGCGCCGTTTGAGACTTCGTGTTGAGTCGCTGGATCTCGGCGTCGATGGCCTGGCGGCGCTTGATTTGGTCCTGAACATTGAGGGCTTGTTGTCGCTCGAGTTCCGCTTGCTGTTCGAGATAGTCACCCTTGTGTAGCGCCTGGTCCTCGAGGGAGTTGCTGGTCGACTGGTCGAGCTCGTCTTGACGCTTCTTGATGTCCTCAGCCAACGCCGGGTCTACGCGGCCAGGCTCGTTGTATTCGCGAGTCTCGCCAGTCACCGCGAGCTTCGGGCGGCCACCACCGCCGCCGCCTCCACCATTCTTGATGTAGTCGGCGAACAAGGGATCCATACCGCCGGCCTCTGGCGTTTCCGCTTGTCGTTTCTTGCCGGCGCCGACCTGCACCAAATCGGGAGGCTTCGGCGGGCCTCCGGCTTCCCCTGGTAGGCGCACATCGAACTTACTAGCCGGCGCCGTTTCATGTGAAACAGACTTCGGCGGAGCGAGCAACTGCTGAGCGACAACGCGCGGATCCGGAGAAGGCGGCTTCTCGGCGTAGACGCCAGCGCCCGTCATGGTGTCCACTGGGCCACCCCCAATGCCAGCCACAGCATCAGGCGATTTCGATATGCTGTAGGGGTTGCTCATCTCGGGAGGCGCGAGAGCTGGCGCCTGCGAGGCATCCGGCTGCAGACCTTGCGCGAGCGCATCCTGCTCGGACATCGGCACGACCATGCTAGCGCCATCGTCTCTCGTGACGCTAAGCAGGCCCGGTTGCAGTGTGCGAAATGTAGCCACTCAGTAGCCCGCCTGGGTTTGCGGATAGAGTCCCGCCTGGTATGGCGCCGGCTGGGCCTGTCCGCCGCCCATTGCCTCGAGTTGCTGAATCTTGCGCTGCAGCTCGCTGATGGCCGCGGTATTGGTCATCGTGAGGCGCGGCGTATCGACTTGGAGTCCATGTCTGGTGTCGTGCACCGCTGGAGCCGCGGCCGTCTTGAGCAGGTCCTGAGCCATCGGACCCACCTGTCGGCCAGGGACAGCGCCGGGGGCGCTCGGGTCCTTGTAGTTGTAGGCGTACCCCTTGGCTGCCGTCAGATCTACAGCCGGCCGCGGAGCCCCGCCTTGGCTCACATAGGCCTGATCTAGTGAAGCGGTGTCGGGCTGCTGAGGCGCGAACGAAGCTGTCGGCGGGCCCTGAAGAGCAGCTAATTGGGACTCGAGCTCGCGAATCCTGGTCTTACTGTGCGCATCACTGGCCACGAATGGGGTGGTGGAGATCGGCGCCGTTCGTTGTTGGGCGGCCATCGCTGGCGCCACTGACGATTGGTAAGGACGCCCCGGGTTAACCGCAGGCGCCGGGGCGGCGCGCTGTCCTGCTAGAAACGAAAGTAGCGACGACTGTGAAGCGCTCGGCCCAAACCCCGCGTTATTACGTCGGTTCAACGTATCCGCTCCGAGCTGCTGGTCGAGCGAGTGGTAGTAGTTCGCGCCGTTGATTTGGTTGAGATAACTTTGCGCCGCAGAAGGCGTCGGTGGAGGGCGATGGATTGTGGTTGCCTGTTGAAATGCTCCAGGATCCTGCCCGGCGGCGGGCGACACCTCCCCTCGAGATATCACCATCCCGGGTTCCGTCACTATCGCCTGCGGGCTGCCAGCGGGCACGAACCCGCCAGCATACCCCTGCTCGATCTGCGGCAGTTCAAGCGGTACGATGTCGGTCTTCTGACGCTCGTCGGAAGCGACGCCGCTCGCGCCCACCTTTGCCGCGTCCTCAACCAACTGTAGTTGGCGGTTTTGCTTCGCGGCAGCCGCCGCATCGTCTGCCTGGTTATTAGCCATCGAAACAGCGGTCTTTGCGCCGCCAAGCGCCATGTTCGCGTTGAGCTGGGCGCCCATGATGTTGTCGTTTCGCTGCGCGCCCGCATTGAACGCGGCCTCACCCATTTGGTTGGCCTGCATCCCGAGATTTTGCTGACTAACGCCAAGATTGTTGTAAATCCCAGTCGTCGCGTTGTTGATTTGCTGCTGGTTCTGGCCAAGCGCCGCGTTTTGAGCCTGAACACCTTCGTTTCCGGTCCGAATCGTGGTCGCCTGGTTGCCGGCCTGCCCCGCGAGCGAACCGCCCTGCCCATAAGCATTGCCGGCCTGCCCAAGCGCACCCGCTTGGAACTGGTTGTAGGCGTTTTGCTCTTGGATCCGGGCAATCGCAGCAGCCTGGTTGGTTTGCTGGCTCAGCGCGGAGTTGTTGAACGCCGCCTGGTTCATCGCGGCCTGCCCGCTGCCGAGCGAGCGCCCCGAGCGCGCCATGCTCAGCTGCTGAGCCATGCCTCCAGCCAGCCCCTGCTGAAGTTGAGCCGCGGCGTAGCTGTCACCCATGGGTCGCGTGCCTAGCGCTTGAAGCTGATTGCCGACCTGGTTGACGTTGCCCATTGCGGCATTCGTTCCGCCGAGAGCCGCTAGCTGAGCTTGCTTGTCGGCGAGCGAGGTCGTGATTTGCGGTCCACCGCGCATCTGGGCGGCGTTCGCGATATCGAAGTTACCGTTAGCCTGGTTGTAGAAGGCTGACTCGCGCGCGTTCTGGTCGGACTGGTGCTGTAGTCCGGTGCTGTAGGCGTTCGCGGCGATGGCATTCGCGTCGGCAGAATTGGGGCCGTTTCCGTACTGAAAATTCTGCGCGTCAGGCGCGGCTGTCGGCGTCGTTTGCGGCTTTCCGAGGATGTTCCCGTCCTCGCTAGCCCACCTATAGGCCTCGGAGCCGCCAAACGTCCCCGCTGCTGCAGCGATTCGACCCAAGTCCCATTTGCCGCCTAAAAATGCCATCAGGTATTCCTGCTCAGTGTGGAGACTCGCTTCAGGCCTTCGCCTTGCTCATGCTCGAGGGTCATCGCAATTAGAGCGAGCCCTTCGGAAGTGCTCGTCTCATCATACTGCACTCGCACGCTCAAAGCATCCCGAAGCTCCGCATTTCCTAGCGACGTCTCGACGACCGTCAGGTCACCGATCTGCGCGTCGCCGGCTGCAAGAGCGAAGAAACGTTGCGACGTGTACGACCCAAACTCCGTGGTCTTGGTGATGCTCAGTAGGCACGCCGATCGCACCTCAGCCAGTAGGTCAACCTTGCTGATGACGCCCTGCGAGAGCACGCCGAACGGTCGCATGTCACCGGTTCGAAGCTCCATTTGGATCGGGGTGTTGTTGGCGTCCGAATAGACGCCGTTGGATGCCTGAAGCCCGTTCGCGCCGGTCGTCGCCCCAAATTGCGCGACTTCTCCGCCGATCCATTGCCCAATCCCGCACGGAGCGGTCCCGTTTCCGGCTGAATCTACGTAATTGTCTACGCCCCACGACTTGTGCGCCATGTCGTACACGATTCGGATCCCCTGAGTGCCGCTCGTGTTGGAGCACGTCCAAAGCACGCTCTGCTCTTGCTGCTTTGTGATGGTCGTAACGCCAGTGATAATCGGGAAAGCCTGCAGCGAGGTCATCACGTTGTCGCCGGCAGGCACCGGGGAGCCGAAGCCGCGAGGCAGCAAATAAAGGCCGCGTGAGGTCTGAAAGAAGCAGCCGTCATCGATTACCTTGACGCTGCGCGGCTCGATGCAGCCGAGCTCATACGGCATTCGAGTCAGGTTGCCGAAATCTCCCAGCCCGTCATCGGATGGACCGTCGCCGCTCGCGATGTAGATACCCTCCGCGGTGAACATCACCAGCACGTCGAGCCAGGCAATCCCTGTGCACGGAGCCGGAAGCACAATACGAAATGCGTCGCTGTCAGCGAAGCTCGGGGACTGGTCGCCGAAGATGAGCTTGCTGGCTTGAATCACGTCCGGGCGCATTAGGCCGCCAAGGAACAGACGTTGCCCGCCCACGCAGCCGAAGCGCGCTGGGGGAGGGAACGAATTGGCCAGCGTTTGCCCTACCTGGACGTACAGAGCCTTGTTGCCCTGGATGCTTGCGTCCGATGCCTGGTCAACGATGGTGTAAATCCCCTGGCCGCCATCGATGACCGACGCCAGGTAATAGGTCTGGCCATTGGAAAGCGTGCGGTAAATCTCGAGCTGGCAGCTCGTGCGCGCCGATAACGGCAGGCCGCTGACAGCAATCGTGACCTGTGTTTGCCCGGCCCCCATCGTTACCTTTCGCGGCGTCGCCGGGGCTGATATCTCCACGCGCCCAAGGCTGGTGCGAGACACGTAGACGGCGGTGTAATAGTAGTCAGAGGAGGCGGTTAACGCCCCGCCTGCTGCCGGTGTTCCGGTTCCGAATTGAGGTGCGGCGATGTATCCTTGCTCAACGCATCCGCGGTCGTCCACCCTAGTAAGCGCACCCATCGGGATAAACGATGACGAATCCGCGTAGATTGGCACAAGCGAGCGGGACTGCGCAGCGTCAGAGTAATGCGTCGCCTGCAGCGTCCTGAATTCGTGCCCGATAGTTACCGATCCGGGGATGGCGAAGTAAGTGGGAACCGTACACGCGAACACCGCCGACGTTCCGAGTTGAGCCACGGTCGGCACACCGCGCAAGTCAGCTCCGGTCGTGAGCAGACCATCGCTCACGGCGTAATCCTGCACTGACATCTCGATTGGCAGAGAGATGTTGCTGTTAGAGGAGAACGAGTTTGGTAGCGGGAGCCGAAGTAGCGTCGCATATGCAGGGCCGCTCGTAGCTGTCTCGGTCCAAATGTAGACCTCGGTCCCCGCCTGAAACGGGAGCGAGATCGGGTACGCCCCAAACGAGGTCACCGTTATGATTTGTGCAGTGCCGGTAGCGTCAACATCCCGCACAAAGAATGAACCGAACTTAGGGTTCCCGGTGTACGAGGCGCCGAACACAGCGCGCACTCCGCCACCTCCGATGCCCAAAACTGTAGATCGGTATGACAGCAGCGGCTTAGACGAGACTGTCGCGGTGAGCACACCGGTCCCAATGGCCGCGCCGAGTCCAGCCGGGAATACTGCTACCTTGGTTGACGTGGTAGCGGGGGCACCGTACCCGACATAGATGCCGTTCGTATTGCCGAGCACAGTGCATTCTGCGGCGATTTCAGCGATCGTGCGCGTCGCTGCGATAGCCCATGTCGCCACCGTAACTAGGTCGACAATTAGGTTTGCCGCCGTGCGCGTATATGTCACCAGGAACTGCGTAGAGCTATACGAACTCGCGTCGTAGGACGTGATCGATGCCGCAGGAACGATTGCGGTCTCAGCTCCGAAACGACCAGCGAGCGAGGTTAGAAGGCGCCCCATGATCGCCGTAGTTGCAGCTCCAGACGTGTACAGGTACGTGAGGACTACCTGATTGCCGGCCACAATTAGCTTGGGGTAGGTGATGCCGCCGAAGCCGTTCAATGCGGGCGCGAAGTCCTGCATAAACACCAGAGTCTGGTCAGCTGGATCCGTCGCGACGACGCGAATCATCTGGTCGCCGAGCCCTGTCTGCTGCACGAATTGAACCGCGGTCCACAGGTACCCGAGCGCGTAACAGCTCGAGCAGGGGGTGGTGTTCTGCCCCTGCAGAGACTTGGCGGGCACAGGGAAAAAGCTGTTGTTTGGTAGCCATCCGCTAGCAGCGCCGGCCACACGCACCGTAGGATCCGCACCAATGGTACCGATCGGGAGGCCGAGGATCGATAGCGAACGGTCAAAGAATGCGTTGGTTACGCTATCGAAATTGCTGCACTGGTCATCAACTAAGGCAAACGCGCTGTTGCCGGCTGAGCCTATCGCGCGAGGGCTACCGCCGAGTTGAGCCGTGCCGAGCGTAGCGACGCTAAGCGCAGTATGCCCGTAGCGCTTGCCCCACCGCGACCCCTTTCGCAGGCGCACGTTAAACGCGATATCCAGTTGCGGCATCGGCAGCACCGCGCGCTCGATGCCCTGGTTTTGGCCAGCCGTTAGAAGGTTGTCGTTGATATCCGTGCCCGCCATCACGCCCACCAATCCGAACCGTCGTAGTAGATCCAGTACATGCCGACCGCGGCGTAAGTTTTGCTAGTGGTCGCATTGATGCGACGAGCAACGCCGGCAGCCGAGAACCCGCTAGGGAACACGTTCACGTTGTTGGCTGCGAAGCGCTTGACGATGGCTAGCCACCCCGGCGTCTTGTCTGGAGCTGAAAGCGTAACAGTCACATTCCCCAGGTTCGAATCGCAGAGAGCAAGCTGACCAGGAAGCACTGACGCAATTGTGTCGGCGACGCTGGTGAACCTGCGCGGCACTAGCGCCGGCTGATACGTCGCACGGATACCGTCGGTCTCGGCCTTTACGTTGCTCTCAAATGTACTGAGTTGAGACGAGAGGCGGCTGGCGCTCTCAGTGATGAACTGATGGATCTGCTTGAGCATTCAGATCCACCGCCGATCGCCGACCCATTCCCCGATGAAGCTGTCCGGATTCACGTCGACAATACGCGGCGGCATGTTTGCCGAACGCTGGTCAGCGAGCCCCTTGATGCGCTCATGCTCCTCCGCGTAGCGCTGCGTAAGAAACCCAGGCGACTTGTCTGCTGCCATCCGCAGATCGAGCGCCGCGCCAAGCGCAACCAGTACCTCCCAGCCGTTCACACCGTCGAATGTCGCGTTGTCATCGGGGAGAGCTACAAATGCAGGGATATACCGAGCCGTGCACGAGACGACTACGGTCGGCGTCGGGAAGAACTCCAGGGTGCTCGCGCTCGCCGTCTGGACGCCCCGGAGGCGGTAGGCCTTTGGAGACCAACGTGACCACGTTTGCAGCCAGTTCTGGTAATTGCTGCGCTGGAAGACCGAAGTATCCTGGACTGCCTCGATGTTCTGCGCGTCCCAGTTCAGCCGCACGTCGAGCAGCTGATAGAAAGGCGGCGTGAGAGCCGCGAACGAGTAGGTTGGCGTGCCGTTCGCGGTGTTGAAGGTGTAGTCGCTGGCGTAGTATTCGTGGCCGCGAGCCGCTACGAGTAGATCGTAAAGGCTCGCGATCCGCAGGTTGATGAGGCTATTCAGGTCCGTGTCAGACACGAACGCATTGGTTCCGCCTGGGTTTTGGTTGCTGTACACCCTGGCGAGCGTGCGCAGCTGCACCAGGGTGATGCTAGCCAATCAGCCCTCGCCCTCGGCGTCCTCTTCCGACATGCACGACATCGCGATCCGGCGAATGATGTCCTTCAAAGCCGCGCCATCGCGGTCCTTGATGGCATTCGTCAGATCCTCGGCGTCGGTATCGCTTTCCTTTTCGCCTCCCTCTTCCACTGGCCCAGCGCCGCCTTTCGGGGTGAGAGCCAGCAGAAGCGCGGCTTTGGTGTCTTTGCCGGCCATCATCACTCGGTGTAGGTGTCGACGATGGTCAAGACACCGTTGACGAACACGTTTGCATTTGCAGCAGGCGGGTCGGCTACGGCGCCGTTGACGAGGATAAACACTACCGCAGTGGGCGGTGATGCCGGGTTGTATGCCGCACCGAACCCAGTCGTCGGTCCAGCCTGAGCGTAGGCGGTGCTAGCTGCGTTGAGCGCGAGCTCTGCGTAGAAAGCGCCAATGATGCACCCGGTATCGCGGAACGTCAGAGTGTACACACCTTGCGAGGTGCGCACGACGCTAGCCACCCAGTTGTTCAGCGGAGCTGGCGCCAATGTCGGCGCGTTGCCTGCATCTACGAAGAACTTGAAGTTCAAGTCCTTCTGCATCGGGTTATTGGTAAACCCAGGATACCCGCCGCGTTCCATCAGTACTCTCCGCGGCGGAGGCGAACCGTCGTGACCGAGGCTGGCACAACGACGCCAGCTCCGGACTTGGCGATATTGATGAAGAGATTCGCGCCGGGCAGCAGCGCGATGTTTGCACCGGTTACCACCGTGAAGTTCTTCGCGATGAGCGCCGCCCAGTTGCCAGAGTCGGTGATGGCGGTCGTGAGAGTCAACGCGATGCCGGTTGCGCCGGCCGCCGCGTTGTCGGTCTTGATCGTGATGGTCGCGAAGTTGGTATTGTCGGCCGTCAGGGTGCCTGAGGTCGACACAATCTTCGCGGACTGCACATAGAGCGTGAAGTCGTACGGGTTGTTGAAGATGATCGTGTCAGCCGTCGCCGTGCCCGCCGCGCCGTCCGCCGCTTTGGTAAACGGCGGAGCGAACACGTCGAAGGCCTGGTTGACAACGGGCTCGAGCACCGAAGTGCCCGGGAGCGGGCCACCGCCTCGGCCCACGCCGAGACTGCCATCCACGCCCTTCATGAAATCGCCAATATTTGACATGTTACAGCGTCCCCACGACGGCGCGCGCCGGTTCAGCGTTTTCGAAGTTCATGTAGCAGCCGTACCGGAATTGGTAATCGTCGCTACCGGGGTTACGAAGGAACATCTTGATCCCGTCGACATCGAGCAGCATCGGCACATCGCCAGCGCTGCGCATCGTCCACGTGCTCGGGTCGAGAGCCCAAGCGAAGCCGCGCGGGATCCAAGTCTCGGAAAACACGTTCATGTTTCCGACCGCGCTTTGCAGAGTCAGCGCGTTGTACCCGATCTTCACGCCAGAGACGTCCACGTCGATGGTCTTGAAGGTGCTTTGCTCCTTGAACGCATCGCGCATATCGAGCGGGTTCATGAACACCGTCTTGATGCCAGTGAGACCGTTCTGTTTGGCTTCCGCGCCCATGTCGATGAGCGTTTGCTGCTTCGGCTGACCAGTGCCGAGCACGCGCCAACCGGACAGGAAGTTCAAGTCACCCGCCGTGAAGCGGTTGACGCCAAGGAACGAGTCCGAGACGGTCGGGTCAACCTGCGGAGCCCATGCCGGGATGCCCGACGGATAGCCCGCGTAATCGCCCGAGCGGAAGAGATAGCTGGAAGTGGTGAGACCCGGGATTTGATTCCAGTTTCCCGAAGCCAAGGTCAGCGACGTGGTACCGGTCGCCGCGTTCAGGCGCTGGACCTGACCGAGTTGAACCTGAATGCCGGCGCCGAGGACGCCAGCCGAACCCGAGTAGCCGTCGTCCACCGCTGCCTGCACAAACATGTTCTTGAAGAACGCATTCGCATCGACACGAGAGGTTAGCGTAACCGTCGAGGTCGCGAGATTGGAGGTTGTCGCGATTTGACCGCGAGAACCGCCGCCGTTACCCCAGGCCGCTCGGCTCAGGGTGACACCGAAAGCCTCGAGAGCGCGATCCATCGTGTGTCGAACGATGTCGACGATGGCGCCCTTCTTGTCGCGACCGGCGAAGATGGTCTCGCCGTCGATGCTGCCGACCTCATACAGCTTCTTGCGGGGAAGCTGGAAGCGAACCTCTTGGGTGCTGCCCTGGTTCGCGATTGCGGTAGCGATTGAGCTTGAGCCGCCGGAGCCGGGAGCGATGCTGACAACAACGTACTTGGCGCCCTGGCCGTAGAACGTCGTGTCCTTTTTCATCGATCCAAGCAGGTACGATTCTCCATAGAGAGGCTTGGAGATGCCGTCCGGGTAAAGGACTTTGAAGATATTTGGTGCTGATGCGATTGATTCTGCGATTGCCATCGGGAGCCTTTTTCAGCGCCCGACGGGTTTTCTCAGCCCATTCCGAAATTCTGGAACAAGCCCATCCGGTCGAACGCTTCGATTTGCGCCTGCCTCAGCTCCGACTCGCTCAGGTGTCGATTAGTCGCACCCGGTTCGGTCGTGAGTGACGTAGGCAGCGTGCGTTGCTGCGCTGGCGCACTAGGCGCCGTCACGGGCTTCGCAAATCGCTCAGGGTTCCCGGCCTGACCTGCCACTGGGGCAGCAGCTCCTCTATTTCCGTTCGGTTGGCCACTGGCGCCGCCGGTACGCTGGAGCAACTCGTAATGAGATCGGATCTCGGTTTCGACCATATCACAAGCGGCCCGCAGGTCAAGTGGCTGCCCAGTTCGCTGGTAATGCTGCTGGCGAATGTCAACAATTCTCGCGTCGACAAGCGCCGGCTGCTCGGCGGCAAGAGAGCTCACATAGGGTAGGTCGGTGTAGGACTTAGCCTGCTCCAGTTGCGCGACTCGCGCCTGATAGATTTGCTGGTCGATCTGCGCTTCGGTTTGCTGAGCGACCTCGGCTTCCTTTTGAGCCTTCATCGCCTCGATCTCGCGGCGGAGCTCCAGCACCTCGGCGGGTACCTCTTTGGTGGGCGGCTTGCCGGTAGCGAGGTGTGTTGCGACCTTGCGCCAGTACTCTTGCGGGTCGGTCGAGCCGGTCAGTTTGGCGATGGCGTCGGTGAATTTGCCAGGGTCGCCGGAGTTGATGTCGGCCACCAGCGCGCTGATTAGCTGCTGCTGCTGCTGGAGCTGGGCTTTCTCGGACAGAACCTGGGCTTTGGTGCCCTTGAACTTGGACTCGCGTCGCTCGACCTCGGCCCGAGCATTGTGCGCCGCTTGGCGGATCTTGAGCGCCTCTTTGACTTGAGCCCGCAATAGCGCGGCCCGCTCCTGAACCACCTTCGGGTCCCGAAGCGCCTCATCGCTAAATAGGGACTCGTCTAGGGGGTCAACGAAACCCGCAGGGGGGGCCTTGGCGGCGGCTGCCGGGGTCTCGGGAGCGGCTTCAATGCTTGGCGTTACCGAGGCGGCGTTTTGCTCGATGGCTTGTTCGATGATCTCGTCGGCTACGGTCATTCGTAACGCCCCTCAATCATCGCCATTGCCAGCTCCGCGAGCCGCGTCTGGCCGCCCAACGCATCACGGATTACCTGAACCGACTTTCGGCGAGCCGAGATAGCCCGCTCCACCTGTTCACATTCGGATCGGTACCTATGAAGAAAATCATCAGGCATCCTGGAGACAGCCAGGCGGGCTGCGGCTTCGTCTGGATTAACCCCAGATAACGTGGCGCTGATTAGCTCTTGCTCTTCTTTTGTCATTGCATTCCTTGGGGTGGAGGCATGTTCGGCGGAGGCGCTCCACCTGCGTCAGGCGGCGGGACCGCGGCAGCCGCATTCAGCGCCTGCACATTGGCGCCAGCCGGAGCCTGATTGCCCGCGGCAGTGCCTTGCGTAATCGTGGCGTCGATCAGCTCGAGCCACTGGGTCAGCGCGTTCACGCTCTTCCAGTTGTCGGGCTCGTCAACCTGTAGCTCGTTCAGTCTCTGGATTCCGAGCTGCTTGGCCAGCTGCAAGTCCATGTACGGCGTCGGCTGCTCGAGCTCGGTAACCTCTCCGCTCTCGATGATGCTTTGCAGGCAGCGCTGGACGTTCTGCTCCATGGCCGCCCTATTTCCCATGAGCGCCTTGATATCCGGCGCATCAATCGCATCGAAGTACTTCTCCGGCGGGAACAGCCCCTTTTCGACCATATCGGCAATCTGATCTGCGCGCTGTGCCGGATCCTGTTTGAATAGGTTCGTCGGCCAGAGCTTCAACATGAAGAAGTTGCTGAGGCGGATGTCCTTCCACCGTTGGCGAATGAGCTTCTGGTCCTTCTCGAAAACGACCTCGAAGTCCGGGTCGTTCTCTGCAAGCTCGTCGAAGCACCGCACGATGTTCTTGTAGCAGTCGAGGTGAAACTCCTCCCACGCCTGGAACTCATCGGTGTGACGCATGCTCTCAGTGTCCGCAAGGAACGCCATGCCCGGCTCGTGGTTGATTCCGGTCGGCTTCTGAGCCTTCATGCTCATCTCGCTCACGCCGCGCTGGTCGCGCATCCACTGCATGAGCATCTGGGTTCGCTGTAGCAGGTCGGTCGGGACTGCAGGCACGTTCTCCACCCAGATGGCGCCACCGGCCGGCCCCTTGACCATAAAGATGTTGTCGACGTTGTTGTTTATCGAGCCCGGGTTCAGTCCAGAATCTTTGCTGATGACAGTTTTCGGCACCGCGTGCTTGCGGATGATTTGATTGATGCGCGTGTTCCAGCGGTTTACCTCAATCTGCGCGGTCGCGAGGATCTCGGGCTCTCCACGACCCCAGTAGCTGCCGGGTACAAAGTTAGGCTTGAACCAGGCGACAGGAAAGTGGTCGTGGGGCCATGGGACATCAACAAGCTCCACTGCGTCCCCGTCATCACCCCCATCCAAGGCCACGACATGTCGTCCATCGTGATTCGCGCGCACGCTTCTGGTTCCGTCTTCATTCTTTCCCCATGACTTATTGTCGTCCAAGTCAACACGCCCGCTCGGCAAGTGCCAAGCCTTGTAGATGACGACCTGATCGCTCAGCTTGCTAGCGTCACGCATATCGTCATTGGTGTCCTTCCAATTGGCGGCCTGCGCGTTCTTGACGGCGTCGCGCACCCTGGGAGAGGCGGAGGCTAAAAACGAAAGGAGCACGCCTCGATCAATGAGCAGCCTCGCGAATTTCTGGCGCGGCTCACCGTGCTGGGCCTCGCGCTTCGAGACGAAGAAGTTCCAGCACCACACCGGGGTAGCGACGATGCGAGAGTTCGCGCAGTCAGCAAACCACTCGACGCCGCCGCCCTCAAAGATGTAGCCAGCCATCGCCACGCCGCGGAGCTTCCTACCCTGGAGCTTCTGTTGATACATCACCCCGTCACACGCGCGCTGCATGGCCTCGGCGCGCTGCTTCGTGTCGGTGTCGGCCCCATCCGTGACGAACATCGGGCGAACCCGGTTCTTCAGGATGGTGTTGACCTTCGTGTCCGTGATCGCTTGGATGCCATTTTCGACGCCAGCTTCAGTAAGAACATCCACAAGTCCCAGAGGGTTAGAGTTAGACCCACGAAGGTTATGGCGAGTAGAACCGAGGTAAAGCGCAAGTGAATCCTCCGCGAGTGAGATGCGTTCTTCACCCTGTTTCGAGTAGAGCTCACGGCCTAGGCGCACGACCTCTGCGGCTGGGTCCTGACGCAAGTACCAGAGCGGCTCCATTTCAGCCATTGCCAACACCTGCTAGCTTGAGAGCGTGTGACCGGCAATAACCTGGCACGATTGGGCTATTCGCCGGGTCGCCGCAGGACCCGTAGGCGCACACACCAGGCGGCTTCTCTTCGGTCGGGGCTTCTGGCTCGTCGAAGGATGGGGGCGAAGGAATCGTATCCGATAGTTCGAAGGTCATCCCGTACGCCTTGCCGTCCAGTATTCCTAGCTCGAGACGTTTCACCCCACGCTCTCTCATCCAGGCGATCACGGAGTCAGCATCGTCGGCTTCAAGCGGCTTCATACCGTGTACCCCGTCAGTCTGGCGGCCGCCCCCGAGTCCCACGTCCGCTGCTGTGATTGCAGGTACGCGATCCACCGCTGCTCGTCGTCGCGGTCGTCGATAACCTCAGGCGCAGGTTGAGCCGGCAGCAACTGGGCACCCAGCAGCATCGCCGCGCCATAGTCGCAGTGTCGACCATCGTTTGTCTTTATGAGTACCACTTGGCTCCCGCCTGCAGCACGGGGCCGCGTTCTGATTGCAATGAGGTCTGTCTTTAGCTGCGAGACGTTCGGGATGCTGATGGCGTTCTCCGCGAACAGATGCCGCAAACTCTGGATGGCCACGTCGTCGTTCCTGGTCGCAAGCTTCAGCGAGAAGCCGCAACAGGTAAGCTCGGCGATGTCTGAAAGATGGTCGTAACCGGCTTGGTCGGTTACGCACTCCACCAAGTCAAACTGACGCAGCTCCTCGTCGATCTCTGGCAGTACAGCGGAAGCCTTGAGCGGCGCCGAGCGCGAGCCAATCCACTCGCGAGCCACGCACACTTCGAAGCCGCCAAGCGGTCTCGTGCCTATAATGACCAAAGTCCAGCCGTTGCCGCGCGTTGCCGGGTCGATGACCGCTACGTATCCCTGCCCCGCCGTTCGTCCGATGCGCTCGTCGCTGCGCGTACAGGCCGTCACGTTCACGGAAGCTAATAGGGCGGAGATGGGGTCAGCGAACCGCGACATGACATCCGCCTCGTAAGCACGGTCGTCGGCTTTGCGGATGCGCTCGCAGTACTCAGGCGTGTACAGCTCGGGGCGGAGCATCGGCCCGGTTGCCAGCATAACCACAAGGTCGGCACCAGGCTTACCGTGGCGCTCTGTGACGTAGTTGAACACTGGGCCTCGGGGGGCCCACAGCGAACCCACAAGGTCAATCTGTGCCCCTTTGCGCATGCGGGCGCGGATAGCCGACAGGGCGTCATCCAGGTTCACCACACCCTCGTCCTCGCCAACCATGCGGGGCGCTTCATCAGCGATGAATCCGAGCAGCCAACGCGACACGAGCGTCTTACCGGCTCGAGCTCCAGCCACTACTTTAATCTCAACCGGCCAGCCGGAGTGGTTGCGGATGGTCACGCTCCCGTTCTGCGGCGGCTTCACGATGAGCTGCGCCAGCATCGGCGACGAGAGTAGGGCGCCCTCTAGCTTGCTGAAGGTCTCGCGGGCTTTGTCGAGGTCAACCGATAGGATAGCGACGCGCGGAACTTCTCCAGGCGCGAGTCCCGAACAGTCTCCGAGATAAGCGTTTCGAAGTGCCTTAGCCGCGACAATCGTTGACTTACCACAGCGGACAGCAGCCCCAAGTACGAGCATGTCCGGCGCTTCCGATGGAAGAGCAGCAACTGCGGCAGGTCCGCCAAGCATGGTAACAACGTCGTGGTCATGGGCTAACTCCTCCAGTGGCTCGCCAGTCATCACCCGGCAAATGGCTCGCTGCACTCGGCTGATGCCTGTCATGCCGAAGCCAGCTGGCGACGCGATGAGCTGTTCCAGATTCACCAGGTAGCCCCAGTGCAGATATCGCAAATATTGGTGACAGACACGCCGTAAGCCCGCGCCACAGCTGACTTGCTTACCGGAAGAGTCTCTACGGCAAGACGGATGTCATCAACGTCCTGCGCCGACAGCTTCGAATACCGCCGACCCTTGCGAGTCATGTCTTCCAGGTTGTCGAACTGGGAACCTAAGAATAGGTGCTCAGGATTCACACATGCGCGGTTATCGCACCGATGACAGACGTAGGCATCGCCAGGATCTCCATGGTGGATAGCCCATGACGCTCGGTGTGCTCCGATGCTTCGACTACGGGTCACTCCAATTTGCCCGTACCCACAGCTGCCGAAAGATGCGATCCACTCCCAGCATCCGGTCTCGGGGTTCACAAGGTACTTCTCGTGAAACCGCTCAGCCAGCGATCGGGTCCGCACTACGCCTTCTTCCCGGGTACAAGCCCAAGTCGATCGAGGCGTTCAGCGTCTAGGTATTCCGCCCGTCGCTCGCGAATCGCCTGCTCGATCAGCTGAACGGTATGCAACCCGGCAAGCTGCTTATCGAAGGCCTCACCAGCGAACCTTGCTTCGTCGTCCAGGTGGAAATCCACGTCGTAGTCCCGCCCCTCAGCATCGATACCCTTGAAGCGAGCCCCGAGCCCCATCAGCTCAGGCCAGCAGCCGATAAGCCGAACTCCAATGCCAGCAAGTCGCGCGTTCACAGCCTTCGCCAACTCAGCAAGCTCTCGCTCGCGTCGGGCTAGCTCGTCAGATGCGAGTTCTTGACCCTGGAAGATTAGCTTCTGCCCGCCTTCAGCCCAATCAACTTGCGCGTGCAAGGTGTCGAGGATGGTGTCGTCCTCGCTCTTGACGATGCCGGGAGTGGGGCCGATTTCCGATTCGGCAAGCATCACGGCTGCTCTCTATGCGGGTAGCCATTGTCAGCGCGCCACTCGTCACGTACCTCTCGGTACCATTTATTAACAGCCTCAAGCGGGACGCCCAGATCACTGAGTCTTTTCTCGGCATCCCAACAGGCGCGAGAGGCCTCGCGGTATGCAGTGAACATAGCCGGGGTCGTTAGGCTGAGGATGAATTCCTCTCTCAGTCTCTGAACGTCATCCGGCAAATGCCCGGTTTCTCTGGTGGCCACCACCGCGTCTAACAGCTTCTTTGCTAGGTCAGACATCACGCAACCTTTGGCGGACGCCCCGGACGATGCCTGGTGTCGGGCCGATGTCGGAATCATCGAGCATGGACCCACCAGAAAGATCCAGCAGGAGCCATGTAAGCTAATGTCTTCCGGTAGTCATCCAAGAAATATAGCTTACCCATCACGCCACCTTCGGTGGGCGCCCAGGTCCACGTCTGGCAACCTCACCCAGCGGAACCGTGAAGCTATCCGAAACAGTCAGGACATCGCACGAGCTGACCTGGCTCCACGGGAGCAACAATGGAAGCGCGCGTGAGTCGTGCGACGCGATCACGCCCAGCTCCGACGACTCGAGTTTCCACCCTTGCTCGATGCCAAGCTGGAAGACCGATTGCGAAACGTTGCGCCACTCGAGCTCAAGCCCTTTCGGGTCGGCCAGCCGTACTTTCGAAAACTGCATCATTGCGCCTTTACCAAAACCGGCCGGTCGAATGCCGACAGGTCCGGAGCCTTAACTTTTACCCGACGCGGCTCAATCGACAGAAGCCGGTGAGCGGTCTCATCGATCTTCAATGCTGTGTAGGTGTCCGGGTCCGGAGACTTGCCCCTAGCCCTTGAGAGAGCCAACGAGTGCAGGTGGTCCAGCCTGTCCAGTGCCATGGCCAGACGCTCAACCGGGTCCTCCACCTTGTCGATCTCGCGTAGAGACCGGAACAGTGGACCACGGAGCTCGTCTCCGGTGAATAGTGATGGCTGAGGCACAAGCTCGCTCTGCCCTGCTAAGGGGGGATTAGGCGACAGAGATGCTTGAGGGCGCTTAGCCATCACGGCTAGCTATGGCAGAAATCCCCAGTCTGGTCAAGCGGTCAGTGCTCAACCTTCGCGCAGCACCAGGTCTTATCATTCGGATCGCCGCTAAAGCAGTCATAAGCCTCATTAGCGAGCCCGGTGATGTTTTGGCCATCCAGGTCGGCCGCGGTGCCATCGGCGCATTGGTAGGTCACTGAGGCAGCGTGGTGATAGGTCAGCGACGCTCCGCAGTACTCGGCGGGTTCGGCTGCGATGTGGCAGTTCGGTTCTGGAGCCGGGTCAGCGACCTGGCCAGCGCAGGCCGACAGGGTGAGAGCGAGAGCAGCTAGGGTGATGAGCTTGTTCATTCGGCTGGGACTTTCGTGGGTTTGAGTGCGGAATGGCTACCTGTGGCGACTTTCGCGTACAGTGTCAGTAGTGTCTGCTCGATGTAGGCTGAGCGGCCAGCAGGTTTGCGGAGTTCGTCGAGAGCCGAGGTCGCGGCCTTGGTCAGTCTGAGCTGGACCTTGACCGTGTGGCGCTGGCTCTCGGGGATGCTGGCGCCGCTTTTGCGTGGGGCTTTTTTGGTTGTCATCAAGCTCTCCTGGGCACTGGCGCCCGCCACTGCTCGCGACCGGTGAGGGTGCACGAGCAGGGCGCGGGGGTCAGGCTTCGTCGCTCGTGTAATGGTCGACGCAGCTACCGCCGCAAACTCCACAGAAGGCCTCGGCGACGAGGTACGACACAATGTTTCCCCGTTGCTGTCTCTGCTCCAAAGTGACGAGCCCCATGTCGCGCAGCGCGAGGGCCACGCGGTAGTCGTGGCGGTAACACGGGACTCGACGCGGAAGCTTAGAAAGCAGCGTCTTAGCGGCGTCCGTCAGATTCAGTATTCTGCTCGCCATTCGTCCAATCTCCTTCAACGCCACAAGCCCCGCGTCCAGAGGAGGCGGGGCGGAACCACCACGCTGATACTATACGGTAGCTGGGATACCAGCGCAAGCCCTCACCACCGAAAATCGGCATCGACCAGGAGTTCGGCTAGCCGGCCAGCACCAGTTGCAGTCCCGCCACCTCGTCGGCTGTCATGATTCCGACGTAACTGCTCGACAGCATCCTCGAAGGCGGGGCTAGCCGCCTGTTACTGAAGGCGAGGGCTAGCCCACAAACGACAAAACCCGCCGAGAGGCGGGTTCAGCCGGGCTCGAGTCACCGAAATGGCCCGATCCAATGTCCAACTTGTGAAGGGCGGGACAGGGAGATCGTAGCCATTTCCGGTGATTTGGGCAAGGCAGTGCTCAAAATCCAGTGCAAATGGAGGGCTATATGGCCCCGATTAAGCCTCGGCCATGCCGAGAGCCGCCACCAAAGCGGCAGCCACGACCGCAGACCGTTCAACCACGGTGGCGCCCGCCACCGGTGCGCCGGCAACGGGAGTGACGTTAACGACCGCCGGGTCTGGGCTGCTGCTCACTGGCTTGGACCCCTGCAACGAGGAGCCAGCGCCCGCGCTGCGCGTCGAGCCGGGGCAGAGCTACACCGAGTGGAAGCGTAGCGGGGTTACCTACGTAGTCACTGACGCGGAGTGCAATCGGTGATGTCGGCTTGAGCTGGCTAGAGGTAGCCCGGGGGTTGAGGTAGGGCGAGGTCATATCAGTCTACATTTCCGATAGGGTTACCCGGATATGCGCGCGGGAGGGTAGCACGATTCGGCAAGATCGTAGCACGCAGCGTATTGAGTCAACCGTGCTCACCCTGAGCAGACCCATCTGTTTTCCGGTGTGCTCACCATTTCTTCTATCATTACCTATATTTATCATATTGAGTATACCTGAGTATATCTATTTGTTTGGCAAGAGTTGTAACTGTATAGGGTTTGGCGGATTTGGATCTCGGAAGACTCGGTGTGCTCAGTATGACTTAAACTACCGTATTCAAAGACAATTGTCCGAGCACACTGGTAAGCTCGGCATGTGTGCTCGGCCCTGGGTAATAGCGCTTCCCCTGGGCGCCATCCCGACGCTCCCTTCGCCATTCGAACCCCAGAGCTTTCAAGCAATTACCGACCCTTGTTTGCTCTGCTCTCCCCCATTTCGATTGGTCGTGGTTCAGTGCGCCTGCAAGCGTGTCACCGATAGAGAACCCGCTCCTGGGCGTCGAACAGTTCACGATCCATTTGGCGATCGGCTGCTCCCATTCATCACCAGCGTGTCGCGCTGCCTGCTCAGCTTTAATCTCTGGCTGCAATTCGTCGTTCGGCCACCACTGTTCACCACGCTCGAAGAGTGCTCTGGCCTCGGCCCATATCTGGTCCCTGTCGCGCTCTAGTGCCGATCGGTTTAGCCGTGTCGTGGCTACCGGCCAGAACCGCCTAGCGCCAGTCGCGTCATGTAGGTACGCCTCATCGTTGGTCGTGGCAGCAAACACCATCTGTCGAGGCCTAGTGACCTGGAATCTGCCATAAGGCGGGCGGTATTTATCTACCGTCCTACTCACGAAATCCTTTACGGTCGTCATGTCCTGGCGCCTAAGGGCGTCGAGCTCGCCAACCTCGGCGATCCAATTGCCTTGGAGCATGTGCCCAGCCGCGGCCTGCTTTATATCTGGCAGGCTTGGCAGGTACCATTCGCCGGCCAGAACTCGAAGCGCGGTGGACTTGCCGAGACCCTGAGCCCCTTCCAGTACGAGCATATGGTCTGCCTGGCATCCTGGCTTTAGAACTCGAGCGATCGCGCTAATCAGCCACCACTGCCCGACGGCAGATGTGTAGGCGTTTTTCGGGGCACCTAGGTAATCAGTAAGCCATGCACCTACCCTAGGCGCTCCGTCCCATTTCAGTTCGCTTAGGTATTTCTTCAGAGGGTTGA